CGGTGGTCCCTCTGCCAGACGCTCCTCAATGAGTCTGTTGCGCTCGGCGTGAAGCCTGGCGTGCTTCCTATCATAGATGGCTTGGTGATTCCTGCGGTGCTGTTTCATGATCTCTATAGCTTGTTCAACGGTAACCGGGTCTCCAATAGGGAGTCCAGTCTTAAAACTCATAGGGACCATGCGCTGAGGATAAGCGGAACCGTCATAAAGCTCCTGGTTAAGCAGAAGAGGATCTATCCTGCCTTCTTCATCACAATACTCAAGACCCAAGGTCACCTCATATCCAAAATGGATGCGTCGGTGTATGGCGTCGGGACAGGCTATGGATTTAAGAATATCGGGTCCCCACCTGACCACGTTGGTCGTCATAAGGACATACTTCATGTGGAACGGGGTCCTACCCTTCTCCTCTACAGCCGCCATGGGAGGCTCAAAATGAGCCTCATTGACTATCTGTGTGAAGGCCGTGACGGCGGCACCAGGGTCAGTACCAGTGTCCTTGATTGCTAGAAACTCCTCTATGACCAAGACGTTGTCGGTGCAACACAACCCATCAAAGTGCTTCGCGTTACAATTCAGATAAAAGACTCCAGGTCGCTGTGTCGGATCGAGGGTGGCGTACTTAGTAAGTTCGGCGTACGGCAGTGCATCGATAACGGCACTTTGGGTCATGTGATCTAGAATGTATGATTTCCCTATTCCAGCTCTTCCATATAAGCAAGTCGTGGTTGGGGGGACACGGGAAGTGGCGGTGGTGTAAAGCTTCTCCGTTATATGGGAGAGCTTGTCCATCTTCGTCAACAACAGTCGATAGGTAGCGTAATCAGCATGTTTGGCTCCTATGTTCTGCATACCCCTCATGAGTTTCTTGGAGTAATCTCTCACCTTTTCAGCATCATGGATAGTAGGTATAGAGGAACCGTCTGACAAACGGTTGTGCACTTCTTCCAGAAACTCAGTGCTCTCGTATAGAAGAGGGTTGGAGGTCAAGCTACGAGCGACCTCAGGATACCCAAGCATCTTGGCAAAGAAAGCCAGCATGTGTTTAATGAAAGTGACCACGCCATAAAGGGATTTTAAGACAAACTTGAAATCGGCGAAAGCGTCACAGATAAA